CCTTTTTTAACATCCTCGCCTTTTTTAACATCCTCGCCTTTTTTAACATCCTCGCCTTTTTTAACATCCTCGCCTTTTTTAACATCCTCGCCTTTTTTAACATCCTCGCCTTTCTTTTTGTACAAATTTGCCACCATTTTTTCCAATGCTTCATTTTTTTGTGTTATTATCTGTATTTGTTCCATTTGATTATTGATGATTTGTATTATTTCATTCGGTAAAAGAGCTCTTGGTTCTTTGCCATTTTCATTAATCATTAATTGGACACTTTGTCCTCCTCCTTGTCCTTGTCCTTCTTCCGCCATTTTTTTATAATTTTCATCTAATTTTTTCATTTGTTCCAAAACATCCGGTTTCATACTTGGTTCTCCCAGTTTGTATTTTTTTAATAAATTATCAATATCTTTCATAAAAAATGTTTTAATAGGTTCTTCTTTTTTATTACGAATAAATTGGTCCACCGTTTTATTCGATTCTTTAAAATATTCATGATGTTGGTTTTCCAATAATCTACGTTTATCAAATGTATTATGTTCATGAGAAAAAACCAATATTGTTTTTAATGGATCTAATTGTGCAAATGGAATCGTATAATTTTTCAAAAAGTGTTTTTCTTCTGCTAATGCCGCATGATTTTCATACGCCGTCATTTTCAATAATTCCGTTCGAAATGCAAATGTTCCTGCCGTCGCATGATTCGGTGAATATGGACCGGATTGATACATTTTTTGAATATGTTTAAAATAAATATAGATTTCACTTGCACCAACACATAGCGCATCTTTATTATTTGTTAATGTATCCACTGCATGGCTTACTCTTTCTGGTGGATAATAATCATCATCATCCATATATACAATAATTGTTCCTTTCACTTTTGAATGCATAAAATTACGTTTTTCTCCTAATGACATCTTTTTTTCTTGTCTAAAATATCGTATTTGTGATATATTTGATTTATCGATGACATCTTGTATAGAATCTGTCCCATCATCTACAATTATCCATTCCATTCTATCATGAGGATAGTCCTGATTCAAAAAACATTGAAACATGGTTGATAAAAATGGTCTGCGATTAAATGTAGGTGTACATACAGATACAAATGGATAAAATTTCTTTTTTAAAAGAGGTGTATGTGCTATATTTTTTCCCATATATCCATTATATCCATTTCTTTTTAACCTTTTACATCAAAAAGAATATTATTTATTGCTGGTTCTCTCTCTTTTATCTCTCCTCTTCTATTCTCTTCTCTTCTCAAAATAAAAAAACAAATTACATAAAGATTTATTTGTAAATATAGATAGATTGTATGAAATGAAATATACAAAAATAATATTGATTTTACGACTACTACTATATATATATAAATATTGGCATTTTTATGAATCAAATAATACATTGATTCGTCAAATAAAAAATAGTAAAATATACACCAGTATTTTATCTATTCATAAATACAATCGATTTATAAAAGAATGTTCTCATATACATGAAAATAAAGATGTAAATCTCCCTTATTTATTACGATTATCGGAATTTATAATGACAACCGAAAACACACAACTTTATACGAGAGTTTATAAAATAACAAAATGTATTCATGACCCAGAAATTCTAACAAATCAATTTATGGAATATGTTAATATAAGTAATACATTGCCATTTGAATTATCCACAAATGTAAAAGGAATGAATGAATTATACAAAATGACGAATGATTTCGAATATTTTTCTAAAAAATTGCTATCATCTGCAGTTATTTCAATTTCAGAATATAAATCTGTTTTACATGAATATAATATTAGAAATCTGGATAGTCATCGTCATGATGATCATCGATATCGTTCTCACGCTTCTCGACATCAAGATTATACAAAGCTCGTAATTACGAATAATACACAATCTCATTTTTATTATTTGAATATACTGATTGGTGCAACATATGAAATATGTAAAGAAACCGTCAAATATTTGTTTTATATGCCTACACATACTCCATTATATGATACAATAATAGAAATACAAAAAAATATGAAATTATATTATAGGATTTTGGATGAATCTTATCGCAGTCTTAATTACTTGGCAATAGATATAATTGATGAAATTCAAATGTTCTCTAAAAAATTCAAAATATTGATTCAATCAACTATCCATTTATATTATTTTACGGGATGTTTGTTGTCTGAAATTGCCGGATTTATTTATGGAAATCATGAGTCATTTTTTCTATATGAAACATTACATATTGTTTTGTTCCATTAGTACACTACATTACTACATTAGTACATTACATTAGTATCATGAACTTGGATGTAGTATTATTCATCGATGTCACTTTCTTCTTCGGACACAATATCTTTCTTCACATTTTTGTCTAAATAACGATATATTCGTTTTATATCTAATTTATCAATATTATAATTATCAAACATTTGTTCAACGGCATTTATTTTTTCATTTTGTGATAAGAAATCTTTTCCATGAAATAATCTGATTTCTTGAAAAAAAGCCAACAAATCTTTTTTATCCATATCTAATTCTTGACATAAATTATAAATAAATAATATATTATTGTATTCAGTAGAATATTTTGTGAGAACCTTTGTAAATCTTATTTCGTCTTTTTTGTTTTCTGAACAATGAGAATGAGAATGAGAATGAGAATGAAATGTTTTATGATACAAATAATTATTGTAAAATGTTTTCATTAAAGAACTCATTTCATTAAATTGCCAAATCTGATTTTGAAATGTGATTCTATCTATAAAATCCGCAAAACAAATATTGTCTAAAATTTGTAAATAAAATGGGATTGATATTTCATTTTCGACTTTACTTAATACATCTACAATATTTTCATGCCATAAAAGAGCAACAATGGTTCTATCTGTTTCGTTTATTATTTTTATATGATCATTTATTGATACTTGATTATATATCAATTTTTGAGTTATTTTTTTCGAATCTTCATTAAATTGTTTGATATGAAATATATGTTCCATTGAATCATCATTTAATAAACTGGGATTTTTTTTACATATTTTTTCAATAAATTCAATCTTTCTTAAATCTCCTTGTATGTATTCTAATATTTTTTTATGTGTCGATTTATCAAAATTCGAAAAATCGGGTATTTTTTTATATATAATTTGTTGTATCTGTTCTTGTGTGGGTGGTTTCAATTCATATGTATTACATACCTTCATTAATTCCTTTATTTTTTTATCTATATAATAATTTCCTATACATATTACTGGGTTCATTGTCATATGTTCCAATCGCTGTTTTTTTGTTTTTTTCTGACGAATTAATTTTATTAATGCAGTAATACCTCCTTTGTCGCCATTATTCATTCCATCTATTTCATCCATAATTATTGCGATTTTTTTGGTTTTTCTTGCCATCATATTGAGAACATTCTGGGAAGATATATTATTACTTGTAATTGTATCTATTAATGATTTATTACGAACATCTCCTGCATCATATTTAATAATATCATAATTTAATGCTTTTAAAATTTCTGTTATAAAATGTGTTTTTCCACAACCGGGAGAACCATACAAATATATACCTTTTTTAAAATGTATATTTTGACAGTTTGATTCATAATTTACAAGCATTTTTTTAATATCATTTTCTATTTGTTCTCTATCAAGAATATTATTCATTTACTATAATAAATGAATAAGTTTTATATTCGTTATTTTACGCATGTCTTGTCTCCTTCTTGTACGATTTTTATACCCCATAAAAAAAGGGTTTTATAAATAAATCCCTTTCCAAATATTTGTTTGGTTCTTCGAATGTATTTTTATGTTGTCAAATGTTTTTTTTATGTTGTCAAATGTATTTTTTATGTTATCAAATATATTATATGTATTATATTATCAAATATATTATACCAGTGAAGATTTAAAATGTCCCATTTTAATTCTTCAAGGGTTTAAATCAACCCATTAAGTCCATTGTATGAGTGATTTTTTCTAGAGGTTATCTGATATGTGTTTGAGAATGAACATATTTGTTTTTTTATTTTTTTATCGTATTCTTTTTTTTGTAGCATTCTTTTTTTCCATTTTCGTTGAATTATTATTATCCAATATGTTTTTATTATGACATGTTTATATGTTCCATCTTCATTCGTAATAATTTGCATTATATTAACTGGTTTATTGAAATAATATATTATATCAATAAACTTTGATATGTCTTCATTGGTTACTTTATAGAATGTTGTATTTTTTATGGTTTTTACCTCCAATATTTTTTTTTCGTCTTCGTCAATATATTCACAATAACAACCGATATAATATTTTTTAGGGATACAATCATAATCATTGGAATCCAATATCTCATCATATATTTCATTATATAAATCATAATCCAATATTTCATATGATTCATTATATGAATCATATATTTCATAATTGTCGTTGTTCTCTTCTTGTTCTTGTTCTTGTTCTTGTTCTTGTTCTTGTTCTTGTTCTTGTTCTTGTTCTTGTTCTTGTTCTTGTTCTTGTTCCGTTTGGTGGTAACCATAGATAGCGAAATCGTCATACCAGCAATCATGTTCTTTATCATAATCTCTATGATTATAACAGAGAACATGAAATAGAGCATCCTCTATCATGCTATCTATTATACTCTCAATTTCCATTTTCATTTCCATTTTCATTTCCATTTCCGTTTGCATTTCCGTTTGCATTTTTCAAGTCAAGTTAGTCAAGTAGTTGTTATGTATTGTATTAGTAATCTAATAATACCTTTCATTTTTTGTAAAAAAAGTCAATCAATTTTATGATTAAGGTACAATATTATGAAAAATATCACCCACTTTTGGGGGAGGACGTCCATGTTCGAAGACCACTCATATCTTGTTTTACATTATGTATTTTGAGATTTGCGGTATCTTTCATGCCTACTACTTGAGATGTTATATCCTTTCCGATTTTTCCAAGTTCTGTTGTCAAACCAGTTTTTATGTTTGAAAAAGAACGTGTGATATTTGTTAGATTATTCGTATTTATTACATCTTTTATTTTGGTATTATTTGAAAGATTGGTAATTGCATTATCCATTTTGTTAGTATAATCTTCTCCTTTTTTTGTCAATAAATGAAAGAAATCATTTATATAATTATATTCTTTGGTTCTTTCATTTGATTTCTTTAGCATTTCATCTTTTATCATTTCAATATTTATATAATCACTCCCAAAAATAACACATAAAATCTTTTTAATATCCGTCAAATATGGTAAATATGTTTTATCAATATTACTACATGGATTCGTTCTCACACGTTTATCAATTACGGTTTTTATTTTTTGATATTTGTTATACAGACTTATGTCTTTGTATAATAGACCCTTATTAAATATGCGTTTACCGTTTTTATCTACATAAATATATTTTTTATGTTGTTCATAAGTAATATCTTGTAGTGATTTGCCTTCAAAGTCTGTTATAGGAGGAGGTTTATCCATATTATAAATATCTGAACGGTCTATATACGACAATCCCATCATCGGAAGTGTGAATTTATATCTATAAATACACCATATTGCAATCAACACCATAAGTAGAATATATACAGGTATTAAAATCATTTTAATGGGTCCAGCATAATTATTATCACCTGAATCATGAATATTACTTGTAATATTTTTTAACCCTGTAAGTAAAACATAGATGGAAAGAATTTCCATAATAAAAACCATTATAAACCAACATATAGATTTAAATACATACATTGGTAAATTCCATCGACTTTCTTTTGGAATATCATATAATTGCGTATATATAATGTTATTTATAAAATCCTTTTTAGAAGAGTAGCTTTTTGTATTACTATATATTGCAAAAAGGATTGTATATGCCACATAAATAACCGCAATAGTGGTAGCAAGAGGTATCATTGCTAATGAAATATAAAATTTAAATAACCAAAATAAGATACAAATGATTACTTTAATAATGATAAATATTATAGATGTATTAGAAGTAATCCAACTCCCCCATGATTTTTCCTCATTAGAACTATTTATATCAGGAACTCCTAACAAATTTGCAATTAATCCTAATAAATCACCTCTTTTTCCCAAAAAGTGTTTAAAAAATGATAAAAACATAAATATAAATGTCACAATTGTTGCAATTTCTGTATATCCTAACCAATTACCTTCTATTTTGAATAATTTCGTTATTTCACTATCCACTTTTATTATTTTAAGAAATGGAACTGATAATGTCATAAAAAAAGAAACATAAAAATTGAAAAAACTGCGTCCATATTTATGTAACACATAATAAAATAATATAATAGTCATGAAAAAATAAATATACGGGGGTATAAATTGATGTATGAAACCAAATATAGGGAATGTGCGAATAAATGTTTTTACCGTATTTAACCAAGTATATATTATTTTTGTAGGTTTGAATAAATATTCAAATAAAAAATCGGTTTTGTGTTTTTCATAATAATGAAAATAGTTTTCCCAATCTGGAAACATCGGAATTTTACATTCTTTTACAGAAGGTATTTCTTTTGGATCTTTTGGATCTTTTGGATCTTTTTTATCTGGCATATCTTCATAATCCATAAAAAAAAACATATAATAAATATTATATACAACATATAACAATACAGGTATCATTAAAATGCGATATATTTCGTTTTTTATGATTCTTGCATAATTTAATAAATCTTTATGAGCATTATTCCTATTTTTTTGTTGATAATATTCACATTCTGATAATGGTATATAATAATTCTCCATTTCTGCACTTTTTGAAAATGTATAAGATAAAATATAATCTTGTAAATAGTCTGCATCTTTGGGAGTACTCATATCTATATATGGATTCAAAGAAACGATTGGTATTTCAAAATTTCCGTCAGTGTTTATTTTAGAATATCGAGAATTATTACCAAATAGAAATCTTTCAAAAATATTTTTTGCCAATATTTTATTATCGGTACCATTTACAATTTTTATATTTTCGTTGGTAGTTCCATTATATGGATTTAGTTTTATCACATTCCTACTATTACTGACATCTGAATTTTGTTGTAATAAAATATAAAATATATGATTGAAAATGGCGATATTATATATATCCAAATCAACACCAAATGTATTATAACATAAAAATTCTAGCCGGTTTAAACAATTTGTATATATTGTTCCAACTCTTGCTTGTATTTCTTTAAATCCTATAGTATTTATATTTGTATCAGTACTTGAATATATTTTTGCAAAAATACATAATGAAAAATATTTAATAACATAATCCAAATAATCTTCTATTGTTCCACTTTCGGGATTTGTATTTAAATCGATTATAAAAGCATAATTTTCTGCTGTTGCCGTTTTTATTGGTGGTACAGTATTAATAATATTAAATGACAAATCTGTATATTTTTTTCCATTTATGGTTGTATAATAATTATCTATATTCGTTTTTGTTGATTTATATAGCATATTCTTATCATATTCTAGTGCTTTGTCAAAAAGATTCATTCTATCAGTATTGGTGGAAACACCACTCACAGTCGGAATTGGAAAATAATCATCCTTTAATTTAAAATAATTAAAATCTTCTGTATTATCCATTTTAAATCTTGCACGAGAATCATAATAGTTTTTATAACCTGATTCTGTATTTTCAAATGGTGATTGAAATGGTTCATCATCATCACCATAAAATAGTTTAACATTTGTTTTTAATATTTGTTTTTGTATATCCGGATCATTCAATAAATTATCAAATTGATTATTAAATTCGAATAATTCATCATCATGTATTGTTCTACGAATTTTTGTTTGATAACTATTTAATCGTTTTGTATAAAAATTACCTACTTTATTTAAAATGTCATTATCTTTTATAAAATCTGGATGATTTTTCTGAAATGATTTAATAGTTTTCATCAAATTTGGTTGTTCTCTCAATGAGAAATGTTCTAATCCTTCTTTTGAAGAATTTCCTATCCAAAAAAACATTTTATTAACAGCATTTTTGTAGGTGTTTTTTGTTGAAAGTTCCTTTTCATTACAATTATCCATTTGTATTAAAAAACAAGTCATTAATATATCATAAATAAAATTTTCTAAAATAGAATCAACATTTGTAATCGGATATGATAAATATCCCATTAATTTTTCTAACAGTTTTTTTATATATGAGTAATCATAAAATAGGTTGAAAGCAGTATGGTGATGAAAATAATCAATTCCTTGCCATTCAAATCCTTCAATAATGGGATTTTGATTTGGATTCGAATTTGGATTCGAATTCTTTAAAATCTCTAACATTGGTATATTTGAGAACCCTTCAATATGATTTTGATTTTGATTTTGATTATGCGATGCATTCGAAATAGGTGTTGAATTTGTTTTAAATGGTTCTTTTTTTCGCCATTTACTCGTCATAATATATATTTAATATATGAATATATATTATATTGCGATTATCTTGCATATAACATACCGCAATTACCACCAACAAATGATAAAATATTATATCTTTCTTCAAACACTTTCATATTATAATTATATTCAAATAGTCGCCAATTGGATTTTGATGTTCCAATAGGATTACTATTCTGATCGCAAATTATATCATAACTTATATTTTCAACATCAAATGGTGGAATATATGTAGAAACTTCTAATTCAACAATTCGAAATTTACTTAAATTAATTGCACCCGATGGTTGATATTCAAAAGGGTCTGTATTCAAACAAAAATTATAACAATATAAACCGTCTTTTGCACATCCTTTTGTTCGAACATATTTTTCAATATAATTATATACACCCGCTTCTAATATATTTTCACGATAATCTCCATTAAATACAATCGCCATTGTTTCTAAAATTTCTTTTTGATTATCAGATGATAATTTTCCACTTATAAAAATGCCTGTTGATATTAATTGAGAACCGGCGGGGTTTTGACCTGGACCGGAAATGGTCGGTAGTTGAACATCCGATGGAATATGTTGATATGCCCAATTTGTATAATTCGACCATTCATTTCTCATATTTACATCATTTCTTTGTAAATACATCATCCAATTTGCAACCATTCCAGATGATGTTAATTTCACTTTCTGTGTTCCAGTAATATTTTGATAATTATATTCAAATACATCTTTTACTAAATATACTTGGTCTTCCGCTGCAAACATTCTCGATTCATCTGCTGACAAAAAACAATAAGTCGATAATAAATGAATATCTGCATTCCATATATTCGTTTTTATTGGATATGCATCTGTAACAGATAAATCTGCCGGAGGAGTTTGTAAAAACTGATACATATTGAATTGTGGAAGATTAAAATCCGGTTGAATATATGGATATTGATTTGCTACATCAAATACATCACGCACTCTAAATAATTCAACTATTGGACGAAATGTCACATTTACATATAACTCATTATATTGTAATGCAATCATAGGAAATGCACACCGACTATTTAATGTAAACCATGTATTTATAGGAATATATAATTTTCTTCCTCGAATCGATGGTTCAGCAAAATATGATTCTCCTTGATAATATGCAGAAGGGTATGTATGTGTTCTTCCATGTGCATTTCCTGGATTATTCAATTCATTTATATTTCCCGTCATTTTATCGAATAATGTTTTCTTTTCAGATGAAAAGTCTCGTTCAACCATCGCACGTATATATTCGCCACTGTATTTTTGAATAAGTTGAGAACCACAAGTAATGGTTATTTCAGTAATCATATTTGTCCCGATTTCATCAATCCATTTAAATTCATATGGTGCCCACATATTACCGGTATTTAGACATGGATTATAAATAGGTGACCAAATCGTAGGTAGATTTATAACAATATATGTATCCATTAACAATTCAGCATATCGTGGCATTTTGAATGAAAATTTGGACGGTTCAGTCAATCGTAAATCTCTTAAACCATCATAATCAATTCTGAATTTTTGTAATCCAAAATTCGTATACTTTGCATATGTTACTTTAAAAAACGTTTTTGTAGGATTTCCTGTTAATATTATATTATTATTTCCTGTAGATATAAGATTTAGTAATCCTCCTGCCATATTACGTTATATTATATTATAATATAATAATACTATATTGTATTTTTTATTTTTATTTTCATTTTGATTTTTATAATACTATATATATATATATACTAATAGTATATATATATATAGTATATATATGTCGTTATTAAAGAAAATAATATATGGGTTTATTTTTGTCATATTGTTTTATATTTTATTCCGACTTATAAAAAAAAGAACAGATATATTGAAAGAGACCAAATATACAGAAGGTCTTTCCACTATATCCAATATTTCTAATGTTTCTGTAAAAAAAATAATGACAGCTAATTTAGTAAATGAAATAACAGAGAATCTTTCTGAAAAGAGATATTATAAGAATGATTCTCTATTAAATATGTATCATATAAAATCGTCATACAATTCAGCATATAGTGGTAAAGATATATCAACGGATATGGTATTATATCTATTACATCGTGGATACCGATTTTTAGATTTTGAAATATATTATGATTATCCTTCTGAAAAAATGGCAAATCCAAATAATACGCCAATTAAAAAATCTGTTGTCGCTTTTTCCGATGGTTCTACTACATCCAAAAATAATTTGGAATTGAAAGATATTTTAGAAATCATTCATTTGAATGCATTCTCAAATGCATCTAACAACAATGATCCACTTTTTATTCAAATTAGACCTATGTATAATATACCAACAAGTAAAGATACGGCTGATGAAAAAAATAAGAAAATCGGCGAAAATACTCAACTGAATACACAAATTGAACAGGCATTAAGTATATTTACTTCTTATAAATATAATGATGTGGTTGATGGATTAATTCCTATCAAAAAATTATTTAAAAAAGTAATTATTATTATGGATAATGTGAGTAATCCTTATACAAATTTGAAAACAGAAAATTTGATTCGTATGATAAATATGAATCCAGAAAATATGACATTATGTAATGCCGCATCTTCACTTGATAATTGTAATAAAAATAATAATACGCTTATACAAGTTACACCAAATGATTCAAATAACAAATTATTATCACAAAATCCACATTCATTAAAAATAATATCCGCCACATCTTGCCATTTTTGTCCAATGATGGCGTGGTTCTCAACTTATATTGGTGGCTACTCTTCTGCTGGTTTATCTCAATTAGGTGATTATGAAACGTTGTTTTTGAATACTGGTGGTTCTGCCTTTGTATTATTATCTGAAGCAAAAACATATTCCACCTATAATGACCCATCTAAAATAAATGACAATAAATTGAATTTTTCTTAGGGATATATCGGGGCAATCAAAGAGGGCAATCAAAGAGGGTATTACAATATATTATAATATATTATAATTATATAATGGCAAATGCGAAATATAAAAACAAGATATGTGACAATAAAATGTCATTTGATGAGTGTGAATTGGCAATATTGCGACATGCAGTAGATGAAACAGATGAATTACAAAAACAAAAAATAGCAAATAGTGAAGATGTAAAACGAATGATAGAAATTTTAGAAGATTTTTTAACAAGAAAAAAATTGGTTTGTTATGGTGGAACTGCAATAAATAATATTTTACCCAAATATGCACAATTTTATAATAGAGATATTGAAGTACCTGATTATGATTTTTTTTCAGATAATGCTATTGAAGATGCAAAAGAATTATCCGATTTATTTTATAAATCGGGATATTTAGAAACAGAAGCAAAATCGGGAATTCATAAAGGAACATACAAAGTGTTTGTGAATTATATTCCTATGGCAGATATTACACAAATTCATCCTGAATTATACAAATCTATTAAAAGAGAATCAATTACTATCGCGGGTATAAAATATGCTCCTCCAGATTATTTACGAATGTCTATGTTTTTAGAACTTTCAAGACCTGCAGGTGATGTATCGCGTTGGGAAAAAGTATTGAAACGATTGACGCTTTTGAATAAATATTATCCTTTAAAATCATCCATTGATTGTCATAATATGGATTTTCAAAGAAAAGTAGAAACAGTTGATTCATCAGAAGGTGAAAAAATGTATTCGGTTATTCGAGAATCATTTATTGAACAAGGTGTCGTTTTTTTCGGAGGATATGCCATGTCTTTATACACAAAATATATGGAAAAAGGTAAAAGACAAATTATGAATAAAATTCCGGATTTCGATGTTTTATCTGAAAATCCAGATAGGTCAGCATTAATTATAAAAGAAAAACTGGAAGAAAATGGTTTTACACATGTTGCAATTGTAAGTCATAATAATATAGATGATGTTATACCAAAACATATACAAATTACGGTTGGAAAAGAAATCGTTGCATTTATATTTGAACCAGTCGCATGTCATAATTATAATACAATTAAAATAGACAATTACGAAATTAATGTGGCAACTATCGACACGATGTTATCTTTTTATTTAGCATTTATATATACAAATAAACCATATTTTGATAAAGATAGAATATTATGTATGGCACAATTTCTATTTGAAGTAGAAGAAAAAAATAGATTAGAACAAAAAGGATTATTAAAACGATTTAGTATCAATTGCTATGGAAAACAGGCAACCATTGAAAGTATGCGTTCTGAAAAAGCTGAAAAATTTAAACAGTTGGTAAATAATCGCAATAGTCGCGAATGGAATGAATTATTTTTTAAATATAATCCCGGAACATCGACAAATGATACTAATACAAATACTAATGCATCTTCAAAACAATTCAAAAAATACAAAAAAAATAGAAGTTCAAAATATAAAAAATGGTCAGATGATGAAAATAGACCAAATATTCAAACGAATCTAACCAAACGATTCAAGAAAAAAAAGAAACCGAAACGTAATACGAAACGTTTTCGATTTCGGAGATTTTTTGATATTTGATTTTTTTAGAGAATTTCTTTTTATTATTTTTTTAGAGAATTTCTTTTTATTTTATTCATTTTTTATTCATTATTTATTCATTATTTTTTATCTAATAATGAATAAACCACCATTGTAAAGTAGTTTTGTCAGTTATATCTTGATAACATGCATAAAATCGGTAATTTGTATCGGTTAAACCTTGTTTTCGTTCGAGTTGGATTTCATGACAACTATATATTTTTTTATTGGAACGAATCGTTGCTTCGTAATATCCAAATTCATTCGGTTTTACAGTATTTGGTCCTCTTCCATTCAATCTTTCTTTCAATACCCTTTTGTAATATTCTTTCGCTTCTTCTTGTTTAGAAAACTTTACAATAATCGGTTCTTTTTCTTTATTGTTGTCATCTGTTTGTAATCCAAGATTTTTCACATGAATCGGATTTACAAATAAATGTTTTGAATTTGTCGATGTTTTGTATTTTACCTTTTCTAATGTATCTATCGTTTGATGATTATTATAAAACGATTCATATTCATTTATCGCATTTATAGATGTTCTATGTGGTCCGGTTTTGAATCCATCCAGAATTATTTGTTTCCAATATCCGGTCATTCTTCCGGGTAATCCTTGCACCTGAACATTTGTATCGTATTTTTTGACATATCGTTCATGTGTTGCACCTATTTTCATTTTCCATTCATTTGGAATCAAGTTTGCTCGGCGATAAAACCCTTTCACCGCTATCACTAAATGATTTGTTATATTATTGAAAATATTCGACAGTTCTTCATAACTGATTCTATCATCTGAAGTATGATTTCTAAAAACGATTTTGTTTCTTATACATGCATTCAATATATAGTCTTTATTTTTTTCATCCGTTCTAATAATATGAACTCTAAAATCGTCTTGATAATTCTGTAAAATATCTTCGGTTATCCATTTTTCAGCGGATTTATTGTCATTGATTGGATAATATTCTTGAATAATATTTAGTTCTAAAAAATCATTATGTCCAATATAATTGGTTGGTATAGTCATTTTATGTGTATAATGTTTATCGCCCCATTTATACAATTCACGTAATTCGTTTATCATAGTCGCACTAACAAATACAATCCGAATATTGTTCTCTTCCATATATTTTATATCTAATATGCCACTCTCTTTCAATAATAAATGTAATTTTTGTTCTTCTTTATCACCCGTATCAATTTCATCATTGATAATAATCGCATTTTTTATGTTTTTCAATTTGTTTTTCAATCGTTGAAGTTTTCCGTGATGATATACGTTCTCTTTGAAACATGTTGGTATTTTATCTTTCATATCATCTTCCCATGCTATATTACTCATTGCAGTAATAAAGAATATATTATTTCTGTGTAAAACAAAATTATTATCAGGATGTGTAGTCATGTTTTTTGCGATTTCTATCATCAAACCATCCATGCCAACTTTTGTTCTTTTTACGATACTAACCACTCTTATTTGGGTTTCATAAAATTTATGACATATCATTGATGCATCTAATTTTTGATTATCAAAAATATACTCACTACTGGCCTTTATATCACCTGTAATAAATAATTCTTTGTTTTTATTTTTAGAACTTTCGTAATCATGTAATACTATATTTCTATTCAGGTCAAGTATCGATTTTTCCATTTTGTCGTTTTTTCAGTCGTTTTTTCAGTCGTTTTTTCAGTCGTTTTTTCAGTCGTTTTTTCAGTCGTTTTTTCAGTCGTTTTGTCAGTCGTTTTTTCAGTCGTTTTTTCAGTCGTTTTTTCAGTCGTTTTTTCAGTCGTTTTTAACTATAAATTTATTATTTACATATTTCGTTTTTTATAAATAGTGATTCAATTTTATGAAGTCATCAGAATTGTGAGATAATATCAATGGATTTATGAAAACTGTAAAAGGAAGAAGCAAATAATGAACTTTTCAAAATCAAACCCAATAAGTTGAAATTTCCGTCTTCTCTATAAATAGATAAAAAGGTGAATCGTTTGAAAATCATCGTATTTATAATAGGTAATTGAAAAATGAAATATAATAGAAATATTATAATTGGATTTTGAAATTCATCAAACCAATAAACCGCTTTTTTTTCACGCATTTTCTTGACTTCATGTTCTTTTATTTTATGATAATTGTTTTCTTCATATTCATGAATATAATCCGATGTTAATTTAGGTTTAGGAATATAATTTGGTTGTATTTGTTCATCTTGCATATGTTCAGAAATATTCATAGGAATATCTCTTTGTGGTAATCGTTGTTGAATCATTGTGTTTTTATATTGACTCTCTGCATTTTGTGTTTGTTGAGGCTGAGGCATTGACATTCCACCTGCTGGTGGAGGAGGAATTCCATATGGATTTGGATGACCATTAATTGGAATATACATATCTGCTCCTAAACTGTTTTGTTCAAAAGATGCTCCTCGTTCAAAAGAACCACTATCAGGTAAATCAATAATACGTGTCATTGATATATTCTCACTCATAATACAATATATAAGATACAATATTGTATTATTTTTACGCATTTTCTTTTACAGGTTCTCCAATATTAATTATTTTTTTTGTGGAATCGCATGGTGCTGAATTGAAAGTATATTTATAACATTCTTCGCCAAATTTATATGTTTTACCATCAATTTCACTAATAAGAGGTCCATTAAAATTCAAACATTGTTTTCCATTACATGCTTTATAGAAAAAACTGGCTAAACCCAATCCTAATAAAATAGATATAATAGAAATACCAATTTGTGTATTTAAAAGTCTTTTAAAATTCATTATATAATATAGAAATACAATAACATTATACAAAATATATATGTTGGTTTTCTTGGGTTTTCTATGTTCTAGGTTCTAGGTTCTAGGTTCTAGGTTCTCTAGGTTTTTCTATGTTCTACTTTGTAGGTTCTACGTTCTTCGTTCTACGTTCTACGTTCTACACTAGATTCAATGTTCTACGTTATAGTTGCGCCGGTATTTTTGATATTTCACTATCTGCTGGACATTTTGTATTGACTTGTTTAATATTGAAACATGTTCCTGCTGAATCTTTATATTGAATATAATCTACATTATCTGGTTTTGGATAAACATATATAACACGTTTATCAAATTGGTAAATATAGACAAAAAATATACCAACGGCTAAACTTAATATAAAAATAGGAATGTTTATATATTTCAAGAAACTCATATATACTAGTTTTTTATTATTTTTTATTCTAAATATATAATCTCATTAGACCGACTTTGTCGATTTCATCGATTTTGATTTCGATTATTTCTTCTTTTTATTATTTCTTCTTTTTATTATTTTTTGAATTGCCTTTCCCTTTTTTTGAAGAACTTATCGGTCCGGGTGTAATAGGTTCATTCAACCAATCATCTGTGTCTTTTACTTGAGGTTTTATTGAAGTTTTTTCTTGTGTTTCATTACCTTTAAACACAAATTCATTTGGATTATTTGTTTTTTCTAAAACAAATTGCGATTGTTGTGCTCGTTTTTCTTCGAGTTTTTTCAACATTCGTTCCTTATGAGTATTTTTTGCAACTGCACTATTTACTTTATTCATATCCATTTTCGCATTTTTACCACCCATCATTGCACCCATCATTGGATTCATATTTTTCATCATATTCTTCATCATATCTTGAAATTCTTTACCATTGCCCATTCCTTTCATTTTTGATAAAAGGTCACCGGCTTCTTTCATTAGTTCTTCTTGAGAGATATTGCCATTTTTCATTTTATTATCTAATTTACCGCTTATTTTTTTCACAAGGTCCATTATTTGTTTCGGATTTTTCATCATTTTTTTTAGAATATCACCTGTAGATTTCACTTCGCCTCCATCATCATCATTAAATATATCCATTACTTCTCCACTTAATTCTTCTGCTAATTCTTTTGCTAGAGAACCAATTTTTCCATCAAATAAACCTTTTATATGTCCATGTAGTTCATCTACATTCGGCATACTTGAACTGTCAAAATTGAATGTATTCTGTCTTTCATTAGCGTCAGCAGAGGCGTCAGCAGAGGCCTCTGCGTTAGAAGAACCAAACATTTCTTCAAATACCTTCTCCATTTCAGGTGATTGGAATTCGTCGGCGAATTTTTTAGCAAACTCTTCATTTTCATCAAATTCTGATTTTTCCGAATCATTTGGATGGTGAGATATATTTTTAAAAAAATTACCAAGACCTTCAATTGTTTCCGATAATTTACTCTGTAATTCTTCTTCGTTTATTCCTTCAAAAATAGATGCAGCATCACCAAATGATGCAGATGTTTTAATACTACTCATAATGGTTATCATTATTAATTGTAAATATTTCCACATTGTCTTTTTAGTATTTTCTGTAATATCTGTTATAGAAAAAAGTATTTTGAATTCGACATTTGGTAAAAACAAAGTATTTACTTCCGAAGAAGAACTAAAAATATCATCATTTTGATATAATATATCAAAAAATCTTTCTGGATAAACTGTAAAACAATAATTAAATAATTCTTTCATATTTTCTCCGGGAATTAACCAATGTTCCCATAAATTGGCGAATTCAGGAAATGTCGTGGATAAATCCCGTAAAAAATCACCCATTACTAATGGAAATTTTTCAGGCATTTCATTGTTATTTTCTAAATTCGGGTTCTCCATTTATTATTATATTATTATATTCTATTTTATATATTTTAACACATAAATTATATATATGTTTGTTTTTGTTTTGGTTGTCATTTATCTTTATAATTTACAATATTATCTCAATATTATTATATAATGTCATCATTAGTAAATTTTATAACAAAAGATGGAGCTCAAATTGAATATGTTACTAGTGTAGTTTATGTTAATAGTGTTAGTAAAAAAACAAAATATGATATTTATAAAAAAAAAATAAATAATTGTGATCAATACTTTCAAATAGATGAATCCTATAAATATATTGGTTATATTGAAAATGATATGTTTTTTGTTGTAAGTTTAAAAAATGATAGTTTCGACAGTGAATTCATAAATGAATTTACTGAAAAATTCCCGTCATTAAATAAAGAAAAAAACCGATTCATAAAAAATGTAAATTATAAGAAATATAATTTAAGACATGTATATTTTTCTGAAAAATGTAATGATGTAATTGATTTAGACAATGCAAACAAAAAACTTGATATATTAAATAATGAATTAAATTGTATAAATTATAAAATTAACTTGAATTATAATATTTTTCAATATAAAAAAGATACTGAATTAAATGCTTTTTATTATGACTTTGAAAATCCATTATTATGTATATTTGAAGACAATGTATGTGTATCATCATTATTTATTAAATATAATTCAGATAAAAAAGAAATTGAATTCAGTTCTAAAACAAAAAAAGAGTATGAAGGAAATAAATTAAATAAATTATTACTTGCAATAATTATAATAATATCAAAAGATTTATATCCAGAAGCTGAATTTGTTATAGCACAAGCAATCAATCCAATATCTGCATATCTAATGCTTCATTATTTTAAAGCGATAATAGAAGATTATAATATTTATAAAGTTGAACTTAATGATTCAAATATAGATAATGCACAAAAAGTATTTGAAGATACATGCAAACAAATCAAATGTGATAAAAAGACTGTCTTTTATATGCGTGGTGATGAAAATCGGGGGGGGGGCAAAAAATCTCATCGTCGCAAACCAAGACCAAAGCGAAAATCCAAACGAACTCTCAAAAAACACAAAAAAACAAAATCCAAAAAATAAAGTATTTTATCCACTTAATAAAATACTTTATAAAATATAACACAAAACAAAACAATATAAATAATTAGATTCAAATGTGTAAAATGCAACATGATTTATGTAAATGGCAAAAACATATGTCAAATGATGATTATATATATTTCATAAAATATATTGAGAATGCTAAAAATAAATTACCAAATAATAAATTATTGCTATTTTCAGGTAATGAAATTGGAAAAAAAATGATAATTCGAGAATTATCAAATTATTTAGGTGATGATCAATTTATGTTATGTGATACTTATGGATGTGCTTTTTTCAAACCAATTGTGAAATTGATTTATATTCCGGGAATAGATGATTACCAACCAAAATGCACTCAACAATTAATAAATATTATTTATTATGGTCAATCGATTATTGCAGAAACATATAATATTGAAAAAATGAATACACTCATTTTGGAAAACAGTAAAACAATCAATCTGCTATGAAATGTTATAAAATATCACATAATGACATAATGATCTCTTTTGTTTTTCATTCATTCACATAAAGGTAAAAATAATAATAAATAATATATAATGATATTATTTATTATTTTACTATTGCAATTATCAACTGCTTTTTTACACCATTGCAGTATTAAATTGCGACGATTTATCGGTGGTATTGAAATGTGTGAAAATTCAAAGAAATGTTCTCCAGAAATAAATTATAATAATACAAATAATATAATAAATCAAATCTCTGGATTTTATGGATTGATTGGGCCAGACATTGACAAATTTTCTATAAAAACATTATATGAATTATTTACAGGGGATGGTATGATTCAAGGCGTTTTTTTAGATAAGGGTAATATTACATTTGTAAAACATATTGTGAGAACAGAAAAAATAGTACATGAAGAAAAACATGGTAGGTTCTCAAAAAACTTGTTAATGACAGTATTTTATATGTTAATGAATAAACTCCATTTGTTACCGAATGTTCTCGGATTAGCAAATACAGCATTGTTAAATATAGAGAATGATACCTTTGCTCTTTTTGAAAGAGATTTACCATATCAAATAGATATTGATTTTACAAATAAACAATTGAGAACCATAAAAAAAATGCATATACAAGGAATTGAGAACTTTTCTGGTCATTCAAAATATATTGATAATGTTGTTCATACAATTGATTATGATTTTCTAACAAAAACAGTATCTTATATTACATTCAATAACAAATTTCAACAAATAAATAAAGTTTTTTTGAGAACCGCCTATATTCCTATTATTCATGATTTTGTTGTTCTCAAAAAATGGTTTTTATTTATTGATTCACCATTTATATGGAGTCTTTTCTCACAATTTCCTGTTGTATTATCGGATAAAAAAAATACATATATTCATATATACAATAAATACACGAATGTGATAACTACATTTGAATGTTTAACATCTTTTACTGTATTTCATTATGCTGATATAATAGAAACTAATAATATGATTCATATTTATGGTTCTCAATATGAAAATTTGAAATTCTCTTCATTAGAGCTTCAAGGAAAATATAGAAAAATAACATTGAATTTACATACGGGAATTGTTTTTATAAAAAAGAATCCTGAATTGGAGAACATGAATTTAGATTTTCCTTTGAAATGGAAAGAGTTTGTTTTATTACGATCAATTGAAAATCAAAGAATAAAAGGATTTGTTTTATGTAGAGAATTGGATATTGTAAAAAAGATACATCTTCCTGAAAATAGATTCTTTTGTGGAGAACCTTCTATTATTGAAATTTCTGATTCTCCGTTTTTAATTGGGTTCTCATATGATTCTTTTGAAAATGGATTTTTGATTCTATTAGAAATATTGAATGAAAATCAAACATATATTGAAATACCTCTTGCAAATAATATCCAATTACAAATTGGATTTCATTCTGCGTTCTTTTATGAAAATAAACATCGAAAATAAACATCGAAAATAAACATCGAAAATAAACATCGAAAATAAACATCGAAAATAAACATCGAAAATAAACGTTGTTTATTGAGTTATCAATTCAAATACCTTTTCTTTTACACCCTCTTTTAATTCTTCCTTTATGAAACCTTTGTCTTCTTTTTTATCCTCCGAATTTGCTTTTTCAAGATTATCTTTTTTGAAAGGTCCATCTTTTTCTATTTTTTCAAGATTTTCTTTTTTGTTATTTTCAATATTTTCTATTTTGTTATTTTCTATTTTTTCTAGATTTTCATTTTCTATTTTTTCAATATTTTCATTTTCTATTTTTTCTATATTTTCATTTTCTATTTTTTCTAGATTTTCTTTTTCTATTTTTTCTAGATTTTCTTTTTCTATTTTTTCTAGATTTTCTTTTTCTATTTTTTCTAGATTTTCTTTTTCTATTTTTTCTAGATTTTCTTTTTCTATTTTTTCTAGATTTTCATTTTCTATTTTTTCTAGATTTTCTTTTTCTATTTTTTCTTTTTCAACATTTTCTTTTTCAACATTTTCTTTTTCAACATTTTCAATATTTTCTTTTTCAACATTTTCAATATTTTCTTTTTCTATTTTTTCTATATTTTCTTCTTTGTCATTTTCAAGATTTTCTTCTTTGTCATTTTGTTTACTAATATTATTTAGTAAATCCGGCATTTCAGAAAAATATAAACAAGATTTTATACACCAGAATTGAATTGAATCTTTGATAAAAGTAACAGATGAATATTGTTCTACTTTATCAAAATCATATATTGTTAATAATGTATCATTTTCTGATGGTTCTAAATATAATGGATTTAATTCATGTATATCTACAAAGACCGCAAAACGTTTTACTAAATTAGATGTTTTCAATGGTAACGATGAAAAAAACGTATAATTACCTAATTTAGAATGTTGAATTGTTGGAAATATAATGGATTCTTTGTTATTATCATTTTCATATTCAACCGTTGAATATTCCACTTTTTTTGTATTAAATAAATCAAATAACATAAATCCAGATTTGGATGATTCGATTTGTTTACACATAAACAATATATAGGGTGTTTTTATGATTGTATTTGAAGTTACATCTTTTAAATGATAAAAATCTACATTATTTTGAGAACCTGATAATGATATTTCATCGAATATTTTTTCTACAGAATTGGAAATAGGAATTGATTTTACTATCTTTGATATAAAAATCTCATATGGACTTACCCAACAATAATTATTTGATTCTAATGGAACATTTATACGTGTAGCATCATATACCATTGTTATTTCATTTTCATTTTCATGTAAAAAAAATCCTTTGAATAATTCTTCATTATAAATATCGGTTGAATCTTCAAAATCATCATAATTTATTTTATTTGTATTTGGTGGATATATATCAAACATTTTTTCTTTAAAGAAATTCATAATGTTCTCTTCGATAGAATCGATTGATTTATCCATCGATTTATCCATCGATTCACCGATTTCATTGTCTAACATAATATTTGTATAATTCGGTAATAAGTATGTTTTTGTTAAATCATCGTATATCATTAAATATAATAAATATGGAGTGCATCCATTTCGAATACATTTATAAATACATAAATTCATTTTATATGAAATATCGGATTTTATATCATCAAATCTTTTTTGTAAAAATTTTTCATTGTCAATCATATATTTTTTTCCATCATATTCATATATTGTATTTATTTGTTCTTCTAATAAATCATTTTGAGAACCTTCTAATAAAGGGTCGGATTGGGAGTCTAATAAATCATCCGATTGGGAGTCTAATAAATCATCGGATTGGGAATCTGAATTTGAATCTGAATCTGAATCTGAGTCGGAGTGTGAATCTGAGTCTGAGTCTGAATCTGAGTCTGAGTCTGAGTCTGAATCTGAGTCGGAGTCTGAGTCTGAATCTGAGTCTGAGTCTGAGTCTTCGTCGGAGTCTGAGTCTGAGTCTGAGTCTGAGTCTGAGTCTGAACGGAACTCTGAATGGGATGCACGGTATTTATGTTTATTTTTTATACCATCATCTTGTCTATCATATTCTCTATTTACAAACATATTATCAATCATTTCATGTGATTTTTTTAATGTATACATCCGTATATACTGATTATATATTATTTTATTTTATTTTTTATGAAAACAATATAGACATAAATAGAATGATATATTATATTCCAACACCCCTATAATAGTTAAATCAATGTACGCTGAAGAATATTTACCTGAAGATACAGAAGATTATTTCAATGCTTCTGAAATAAGTATTGATGAAACATCAACAATTGATACGGAAACCAAACATCATCTTAAAATGAAAGAAGTGTATAAAAGAATGGATAAGGATTATTATTCATATAAAATAAGGGTTAATAATGAAAATATAAAAATAGAATTATATTCAAGTTCATCATTATCCAAAAGTTTTATTCGAAATGCCATAACAGGTATTCGTTCACAATACAAAGTTGGTTCTAAATACGAAGATTTGTTTTTTAAAATCAAAGATGTTGCAAGAAAAAATCAAACAGTATTAAATGATTTACCACGCAAATTATTTTATGATTCACCTGAAGAATGTGAAAGACATCTGCATATTATTATTCCAACAGAACTTAAAGAAAATTGGATGAAAAAAAAACTATCAATTAAAGTCTTGAAGAATTTACCTCACGAATGAATTGTCTAAAAACTCTATAAAATACGAATATAAAGTAAACAAAACAAAACAAAACAAAACAAAACAAAACAAAACAAAACAAAAACAAAACAAAACAAAACAAAACAAAACAAAAACAAAACAAAACAAAAACAAAACAAAAACAAAACAAATATAAATATATTATTTATAATATATTTATAGAATAAAATGAAATTATTATTATCATTATTCATGATAAAAAATATATTATATAATAATATTATTACAAAAATAAATAACGATAGTAATAAAAATAGTAATTTAGGAAATGATGAAAGAAACGAAAAATATTTCACAAACGATACATGTGAAATCGCAAAAATCGCAAGAAATATGGATATTTTAGATAGGATAGATAAACTAAAAAATATACATAATATTCATTATGAAATAGAAAATATGAGAAAAATTGATATTAAACCGGGTAATATAAACCCCTTTAAGAATTCAAATGGAACATTTTAAATCTTCACTGGTATAAATGTTGACTGGTATAAATGTTCACTGGTATAAATCTGGATTTAGTGATTGGTAAATGTATGATTTATACAATGGTTTATATATAGTTATATTATAAATATGCCATCAAATGGACCAGCAGAAAAAATAATATACGAATTAAAGGGAATTCCTTTGTTTACATATGGTATGATTGGAATTACTACACTTGTTTTAGCTTATATTACATTTACTGATGTTGAAAAATCAGCTGATAATGTTGAAAATCCATTAAATAAATTAAATCCTTTATTACAATTACCAACTGCAATATCAAATGATGTGTCGGATTTATCAAAAGAAGCATCAAATATTTATCAAAATACGGATTTATCTAAAGAAGCATCAAATATTTATCAAAATAATCCTTTATCAAAAGCAGTCTCAAATATTTATCAAAATACGGATTTATCAAAAACCGTGTCAAATATTTATGAAACCGATATTTTATCAAAGGAAGCACAAATGAATGGTGAAAAAGATAAAGACGAAAGACAAATGAAAGACGAAAAAGAAAAAGGCGAAGACGAAGACGAAGACGAAGATGAAATACCAATGAAAGACCAAAAAGAAAAAGACGAAATAAAAAGAGGAGGAAAAAGAAAAAAACAGAAAACAAAAACAGAAACAAAAACAAAAACAAAAACAAAAACGAAAACAAAAAAACAGAAATCTAAAAAATAAAAATCTAAAAAATAAAAATCTAAAAAATAAAAATCTAAAAAATAAAAATCTAAAAAATAAAAATCTAAAAAATAAAAATCTAAAAAATAAAAATCTAAAAAATAAAAATCATACATATTCATATATAGTATAAGTAATAACTATAAATGAATAAAATCATTGATGAAATGATGAAATGTTCATCTATTCGATAATTCGAAACATTGTTGTAAAAATATATTTACTTGTGAAATATCTCCACCAACAACGACTTTGTCTGGAATCCATGTAAGATTGCCTTTAAAATAACATAAAATGACAGGAACGCCATTGACCACTTTTTTCCCTTTCAAAAAAACATAAATATCAAAACATTCATCAATATCAATAATGGCACATTTGACATTTTGTTTCAATGATAATTTAGAGAACCATTCATATACTGTAGGGTCGATTTTTTTACAAGGTCCACACCACTCAGCACCTAATTTTATAATAAGTAATCCTTGATTTGTTTTTAATAAGTCATTAAAACTATCTTTACTAAGTTCAGTAATCACGTTCTCAGGAATAGTTAATGGATCCATCAGTACGATAACTTTTCTCTGTATATTAGTAAAAGGCATCTGTTTAAACCCTTTACGAATTAAAATATCCCTTTTAATTATATATTTTCGCGCGTAATGAAAACAGTAAAATTCTTATTATAATATTATATATAATAAGAATAAATGAAAAAATGTTCTTCTCAATCAAAAGGACATAATTTGAATATTAATATGTATTCATTTAAAGAAATCTTGGAAATATTTGAATTATCATATGATTTTGATATTGATGATTTAAAAAGAGCGAAAATGATTGTTCTCAAAACACATCCAGACAAAAGCCGTTTGCCATCCAATTATTTTCTTTTTTACAAAAAAGCATTTGATATTGTGATGGATTATTATAATGAAAAACAGAAAGTAAATATAGAAGTTCCACATGAAGAAATAAAATATGAGAACGAGACTCCGGATAAATCCACATATAAACAAGTCGGGAAAACGATGAAAGAATTAGGAACACAGAAATTTCAAGAAAAATTCAACGAATTATTTGAAGCAAATATGGCAAAAAAACACGATGAGTCTGTAAATGATTGGTTCAAAAATAAAGATCCTTTATTTCAATATGATGATATTAAATCGACAAATAATTTAGGAATCGCGATGGATACAATTAAATCAAAAACAAATGCATTAACGAATTATAAAGGTGTTGAACATATAAATTATAGTATGGGAAATGAACTATATGACGAAGATTCAAAACAATACGTTCAATGTGACCCTTTCAGTAAATTAAAATATGATGATTTAAGAAAAGTACACAAAGACCAAACAGTATTTGCCGTATCAGAACGAGATTTTGAAAAAGTGCATAAATATTCATCAATCGACCATTTGCAAAGAGAACGAGGAACCGCCGTTTTAACACCGATTGAAAAAACACAAGCGGAACAAATGATTGCTGAAAAAGAAGAGGCGATTCGTAAAACAATGATGGCGAAAAAACACGCCGACCATTTGAAATCAATGGAATATGTGGAAAAAAATAAATCGGTCATGTCATCCTTTTTTCAACTAACCTATTGATATAAAATCATATAAAATCATATAAAATTGAATGAAATAATTTTAATGTTATAATGATAAATATCAAATCAAATCAAATCAAAATCAAATGAATACAATAAATCTCAATGAAGTTACAGAGTTCGTAAAAGTAAAAGATATAAAATATTATTTTGATAATGATAAAGATATACTTTGTGAATTTCTACATAATGTTGTTATAGTAGAAACATTTAATGGAAAAGGAAACATGTTGTCAGATTTTTCAGACATTTATGTTTTGGTTTCTAAAAATTCATTTCCATTCGATAAATTATCATCAAACCAAATAATATCAATTAGTTTATCAGAGGAACAACAAAATTTTATATTAGGTTATATATGGATGTCTTCTTGTACAATGAAGACTCGTGAATTGAGTACACCTTATCATTTTATGAATTTCAGTGATACTAGAATATCCGGATTGAATATGACAAAATATATGATAAATAAATATAGATATAATGAAAAGTGTCATTTATTTCCATTATATATAATGTGGACATCTGCTCAATATTGGAAAAAATATTTTATGGAAGAGTATAAAATACATTCTAAATCAGATTTATTCAATATGATTACAAACGAACACAAACTAACAAATGTCAATATTGAATGGAAAGAATTGTTTTTAGCATTTGATTAGTAAAAGCAAAAGCAATCAACACTAATAAATAATCTCCCCCCACCCAATAAACCCAGCATAAAAAACCAATAAAAAATCATAAAAAATGCAACGTTTTTTTTTTGTCATTCGTTTCTTTTATTTCTTGTTGTTTTCGCAAATGTTCCAAGAGTTCTTTTTTTTCTAAATCAAGCATCGCATAACTATAATCCACTACCCTTTCTTCAATATCACTATAATCATAATATTGATTTACTGTAAGTGGTATAGTAATAAACCAATTATGAACCTGTTGTAATTGTTTCCAATAAATATCAATAGAATATATTTTTTTATTATGTGGTTCTCGAATTAATCGTTGAAGACCATCTTTAAAATTATTAATTAATGTATCATAATAATGTTTTTGAACAATATATCCTGTGGTTGTTTGAACATTAAATACACGAAGACAAAAATGGTTGATTTGTTCAAATGGTGGGCATGTATTTCCACCAACGATTAAAACATCCCATTTTAATCTGTTTTTTAATTGATAAAATTTACTAAGGTTCTCTAAAAATATTGTAGGATTTGTAAATTGGATATCATCTTCACAAATAAATACAAATGGATATGCATTGTGTTTTGCGATTTCTAAACATTTTATATGACTTAATGTGCATCCAATATTTCCTGAATTTGTTTTTATTGCATTAAATCGTTGAATATTCATTTTTTCATGAATATTTATTTTTTTGAATTCTTCTGATACATGTTCTAATCTGTCTGTTCTATGTTCCAAATTAATAAAAATAGTATTTGTAATTAATTCCATGTTTTATTATATAATAAAAATAGGTATATATTTATTATATTTTGTAAATTATAAATCTTTTTCATTTTCTTTTTCTTTTTCTTTTTCATTCGAAATAATCATTTGTTTTATTTTTTCAATGTTCTCAGAATTATTATTACCATTCAAATTAGGATGAATCAATTGTTTATTATCGAGAACATTGGATTTGTCTAATATTATATTTTGTAAAATATTAAAAATACTAGTTATTTTATCATCTAGGTTCTCTATTTTTCTCGATAATTCTTTGAAATCTTTTGTAGATACTTCATTTGAATCATTTTCTAATAAATCAAACCGAACATGTTTTTTTTCGACAGATTGTATTTGATCCGAAACTATTATTTGGGATTGTATTGGAACATCTTCTAAAATATTTATATTTATTTTATTATTCTCTAATGAATCGACTGGGACTGGTTTTATAACAGTCGAAAATTCTTGTATTTCGAGTTCTCTCATTTTTCTTTGCTTCTCAATTAATTCACTCATATTCGTAATTACATCATCATCTAATTTTTCAGAGAAATCAATTGGTTTTGGCTTCTGAATTTCAAACATACTATTATATTGTGATACGAAATCACTTTGTTTATTTAATTCTCCACGATTATTTCCACGATTATTACCATTATTATCTAGACGATTATCAATCATATTTGCAGTATTTTTTGATGAAAGACTTACTAAATTTTTCATCATTCTAGATAAGACATCACGATTTATTTTATATAAATCATTTCTAGTAATATTTTGAGGTATACTATAATAACATTCTTGAATAATTTCTCTGAACCATTGTTCTTTGAGTTGAGAACCATTTCCTGATATAGGAAATACGGTATTACATAATGGTATTTTATTGACCATTTCCCATAATATATTTTGATTTTCTGGTTGTATAAATAATGCCATATATAAATATTATTTTTTATGTCTTTGTATCCTTTATAATTTTATCCTTTACAATAAATAAACGAGAATTATAAAAGGTGGGTTTGACATTTCCTCTTGTGCAAAACATATCATCACATCCTGCCAATATATTCGCGAATAAATCTTCAACTGAATTATATGAAGTTTTAAAATATTCACCTATATCAGCATATTTCGGAGAATCTATATAAATCATAAAATCGCCATATTTATCATCTTTTGAATTATTTTTTGACTCACGATTTCCTTTTTTATAATTGGTATGTTTACGAGGATACCATAAAAATTTGATGGTTTGTTCATTATTTTTTTCAGAATTATCTTCATCTGTTTCAAGTCTTTCAGGAGATAACCATTTACCAAAAGAGTTTGCAGATTTATTTATTGTAGCGAGTGATGAAGAAATTATACTAATACCATCTAATTGTCTTATAATAGAGTCATATTTATTTTGTGTAATTTTTTTGTTTTCTAATAGTTCATTTAATTCATTTTTTATATTTTTAATAATTTTTTGTGACGTTTCTTTTTCTCTTAAGTAATTAGTTAATTTTTCATATTTTTCTTTTTTGATTTCGTCTGTTTTTTCTTTCGTTTTGTCGTCTAATTTGTCTGATTTATCAAAATAATCTTTCATTTCTAATGTTTTATATATATCTTCCAGTAATTGTTCTTTATCATATGGTTTTCTAATAGTAGCCATATCATCACTTACAGTATTATTTTCTTTAATATCTTTATTTTCAATGTCGCCTTGTATATCTTTTTTTATAGCAGTTACAATTGTATTTACAATATCAAATTCGTCATCATAATTTAATATATTATTTAAATAATTGTATATTTTTGCATCATTTTTTATATTTACAAGATATTCATTAAGAAATTCTACAAGTTTATCTTTGTTATTATTGTATTCTTCTTTATTTACACCTCCATATTTATGAGAACCATCACCTTTAAATGAATTATAAAAACGAATTTTAAAACAAATAAAATTTCTATTCTTTTTTGAAAAATGATTTTTTTTCGTATGTTTCACATTTTTCATTTGTTTTACATGTTTTATATTTTTTTTATATGTTTGCATTTAATAAATAATGAGAAAAAATATTAATCATTAAAATAAATCTTTCTATATCCAAATACAACATTATCAGGTATTTTTGAATTTAAAAACAATTCTCTTCTCTTTTTCAAAGATGCAATCCCTTTTGAAAAAGGGATTTTACCAGTTAACATTGTAATAATAAAAAATAATGAATACATACCACATTCAGTATTTCCTTGTTGATGTGATATTTTGTTATTATAAAATGTAAATCGTATCGGTTTTTTCAATTCTAGACCCTGTTTCATAATACGATTTACTAAGGGTGTCTCACTATTTTCCATCCAGATTTCATTCGGAACGCCATTATTTGCACTATCAAAGAAAAACATGAATTTGTGTTTTATATCAATATATAAAGATACCCAATGAGAACCACTTTGGTCATGTTTGTCTAAATTAAAAACGATTCCAATTTTTGTTTTATTGGCAGATAAAAACCGTTCTAATGAAAAATGGCATAAATCTTCTAAAACACATTTCCCACCACTTTCTGGCAGTTTTGTATCAAAATCAATTGTAGTAGGACCAATGAGTTTGAATTCCGGATAAGACACTTCATATTGTTTGGCAACATCCGCAATATCATAATTCGAAAGCCATTCGTCGGGATTACTATTCCAATTTGGTGGATGCTTTGGTGCAAAAATATATTTATTTATTTGTTGTTTCATTGTTTCATCATCCAATTGATTTAACCAACACTCTTCTTTTTTACATGATAAACGATTTTTGAGTATTTCCCACGCCTTTTTAGGGTCAGTTTCATGAATTGGATTATCCTTGTTTTTTTCATTATATTTTTTTAAGATAGTCATAAAAATATCAACTGTAAAACAACTTTCTTCTCTAATCTTTTTATTATTAACGGCGGGGCTACAATTCATTTTTTGAAAACCTGTGTTTTTCATTGTTTTATTTTTATTTTTATTTTCTCTAAATAAATGTCTACTATTATTGTATTTTGTATATTTTGTATATTTCATATGATATTATAATAATAATATATTTTTACTTTTACAAATATATTATTTTCGTTTTACAAAATTATCTAATGTATAATACGATTCTTTTAGAATTTTATATTTAGAAGATTTTTTTGAATCCATATTAGAGGAATCGAAATCGATATTAGAGGAAGAGGAATCGATAATTGATGAATCAGATTCCATATTTACAAACATAGTATCTTGATCATCATTTACATCAGTATATTCATTTACATTTTCTAAATCTTTCATTTCAAAATATTTAATGAGCGTTTTTTCGTATTCATTCATCATTACATCCAACTCATTATTTACTTGAAAATCACGATTATCTAAATATTGTAGAGTTAATGAAATCATTTTTGATTTGTATTTGTTTATTTTTTCTCTGAATTCCTGTTCTTGTTTATATTTATTCGGGTCGGTTTTTTCAATATATCGGTTATATGTATTTTTATTCATCAAATACTCTAATGTGAGTTTATCAATTCTATCCATTCGAGAGATTGATATATTGATATATAATAAAAAACATATATTATATTTTTATTATATATTATAATAGTATATAATGTCTATAAATTTAGGAAACGGTATTAAAGGAATTTCTCCAAAACAAACCATCACTAATTATAAAGGAAGCGACCAAGTTATGTCAAGAAAGCTTGTAGTAAAATCATGGAATACAGCATATGCGACTGGTATTGTAAATGGCAAATCACGTATTACAACACCATTTAGAGCAGTAAATAATTCCGGCGATTTTTTAGGACGTGTTCATTACAGTTGTGGTGGTCCAAATCCAATAAATGCGGATAAACCTGGATGGAAAAATAGAATTCGTAACATGTTTAATAATTGCGATGATACAGGTATTCCTGCATCATCCACAAATGTAAAGTTTGTAGCAGATTCATCTGAATATTCCAAGTTTAAGAAACTTCGAGCAATAAATGTAAATTATAATGATTCCAGTTTTGGTGGAGACCAAAGTAATGCATCTTATGTAAGCCAAATGGCGATACGCAGATAGTCGATTATATTCGTCGATTGTTTTGATATGTATAAAATATATTATGATATTATAAGATGGCAGGAGTTTATCGTTTTTTAGCAATAAATGATATGAATAATGGAATATTGAAAGGACCGAAAGCAATGCCACAAAAAGATATTACATCAACAAATGAAAATGCATTTAGTATGAATCGACATACATTTGTAAGACAAACACAAATTACACTTCCAAATACAAATATTCCTCCAAAAACAAATAAAAAATGGATTGGTGGAAATAGAGATTCGTCGAATATAACATCTAAACGCAGAATTAACACAATCGGCGAAATTTCATTAAATAAATCCGGCGGACCAATGAGTTTTACTACAAGTAAACCGGGTAATGATGTGAGAGATGCAAAACATCGTGTTCGTTCAGGTGGTTCGATTGTTCCTCCAGCAGTAACACATCGATATGTAGGAGCACCAATATTTTATTAATCTTCACTGGTATAAATTTTATATTTTTTTCACTATATATATTATAGTAAATGTATAGTTATTTAGCAGAATTTTTTGGAACATTATTCTTTGTATATGTTATTGTAGCTACAGGTAATCCTTTGGCAATTGGTGCAGCATTAGCACTTTCAATGTTATTAACTAGTAACATTTCAGGAGGTCATATTAATCCAGCAGTAACGATTGTAATGGCATCAGCCGGTAAATTAGAAGTAAAAGAAATATTCCCATATATTATTGCACAAGTATTCGGTGCTCTTACCGCCTTACAAGTTTATAATAGATTCAAATTATAGATTATCTTGTCTTATTGTCTTATTGTCTTATTGTCTTATTGTCTTATTGTCTCATCTATTATCTAGATTTATCTATAATACGAAACAAAATATATAAACCAACGACTGTAATTGAACCAATATAGAATGTTTTAATATATTCATTATCTAAATTAAATTCATCTTTTTTATAATCAGATGAATCTAATGAATCCGATGAATCCGATGAATTCGATGATTTCGATGATTTCGATGAATCCGATGAATCATTTATTTTCATATTTGATGGGATTTTTACGTTTTCATTATCATTTTCGATTAATGCAATATAATGTTGTGTTCCAGATTCATTTTTAATAGGATGAAAAGATACATCCATTGCATTTGTAGTCGAAGGAGTATATGGATTGGTTTTAGCACATCCACAATTTGATTTTACAGAAGAAGATGATTCAATTGGTGAATACATTATATATATTTTAACATATATATTATAACTTGCCTAAAGAAACATAAAGTTTTTACATTTAATATACAAAATGACTACATATTGTATATTAAATCCAAATCCAAATAATAAAATAGAAGATGAAATATATGTGGGATTATCTAATTGTGGTATAAATATAATGATGGATAATTCGAATATTTATAAAGACCCAAATATTATAATTTTATTGAAAGGAGAAATATATAACATACATATCTTATGTTCACAAATGAATATTAGTTTGGAAACAAAACCGGAATGTGTAATTATTCATTTATATAAAAAATACGGAATTGATTATATGTTGCAAGTTCTCGATGGTGTATTTTCATTTATTTTATTTGATTATTATTTTGAAAATGAAATATCAAAAATATATATTGTACGTGATATATGTGGTATAATTCCATTATATTCATTTATAGATAACAACACAATATATTTTACTGGAAAAAAAATCATCTCTGAAAATAAAATATTACCCAGTTGTTATAGTTTATATGAATTAAGTAATACAGTATCCGCCGAATGGAAAATATCAAACATCGTTAATAAACCATATTTTTTGCTTCCAAATAGTATTGTAAATACCGATTTTGAAGATATTTCAATGTCAACAAATAATTTGACGAGATGTATCAAAAAAATCGTATTAAAAACAATAAATATTCAAGAATCATATGCAGATATAATTACAGAACAATTATTGTCACATTTAGAAATGAATTCTATAAAAAAACAAAATGACAATGATGATGATGATGATGATGATGATGACGATATTATAGTGTTTGATGAAATATCAAAAAAACATATTCATTTTTCGCCAAAACATTTTTTCATTTTAAATAAAGACAAAGCCGAATATTCTATATTTGAATATGATATTATGATACGAGAAAAAATATATTCTAGTGAATTTAAATCAGAGAAAAAATACCCTTTTTTTGATAAATCATTTATTATGTTGTATTTTTCTATACCATTGTGTTTTCGATATGATTCTTGTAAAATGTAAATACAAAAAATTGAATTAAAATAATAATATAATTAATATTATAAATACATCGCAATAAAAAATGAACAATGTAATAGACTTTTCAAAAAAAACTCGATTAGAACTTATCACAATATGTAAGGAAAAAAACATTAAAGGATATAGTGGAAATACTAAAAAATATATCATACAATTATTGGAAACAAAGAACGAGAACGAGGAAACAAAGAACGAGAACGAGGAAACAAAGAACGAGAACGAGGAAACAAAGAACGAGAACGAGGAAACAAAGAACGAGAACGAGGAAACAAAGA